TAGCTGTGAACCTTGAAACTTTGAAGGAGTGTCTGGGCTTTTATCATATGAAGATCTTTTATTATTTGCTAAGAATAGAGGGACAGAGTGATCTGATGTGAAATATATAGAAGAAGGATCTTCATTAATATCTTCTACAATATGACTAAACCCGTTCTGTGTTTCTCTTTGACCGTTGCTTATTACTATAAAAGGTTTATCTTTATTGGAATCATCAGTTAACTTATTTTCTTCTATCTCCGTACCGGACATTCTTATCGTTTGCCCTAACCTTCCTGATATTATCGTATCACCTGGGAATGGTTGAAGTGGGGCTAACTTATCGTTTATGTCGAATGCTTCGCCTATATTAACTCCTTCTTGATCTATATCAGTTGGAAATGCACTATGGTGTGGATGGTTCCAGAGGTTGTAAGCAGTTTGATAGTATTTTCTAGAGTAACTACTTGCTTGCCCTAGATTGGTGCCTGGTCCTGTTTGTATTAATATAATTTCATTCTTTACAGGGAGTGTATTAATATCCCTATTTAACGGATAAGCAATACCTGAGTACACTGTATCCCCTGTATCGGATGTATCCACTCCGTCTGCTAGATCTATATACAATACAACACCTATTGAATCCGGTCCTCCGTATTGATCATAGTATTTATGTTCAGAATTTAATATAACATCTACAACTCTACCGGGATTAAGATTACCTCTATCACCGCTAGTCAGATCTCCTGTTTGAGATTTTGTTCTATAGTTATTATCTAACATACCTACTACTCTTTTTCTTCTGACTTATCAGATGATGCCTCTACTTCTTCTTGTATTTCTTCAGTTTCTTCTAATAGAGACTGTAACGAATCAAAATCAAATAGATCATTTCCGTCTCCTTTTGTCTGTGCTATCTCTATTCTCTGAATGATAGTGGCTAGCTTTATTAAAGCATCATCATTCTTAACTCCTATCTCCATATACTCTTTAATCATTGGTACTATCAAAGTAGCATCACCAATGTTCTCTATAAGAGGTTTTAATTCTCCTATAAGAGCTTTTACTTGAGATTTCGTTTCTTTTGAGTTATCGTAGATTTCACCAAAAAGATCAGAAAGGCTTTTACCTTTAAATATTTCTTTATCAGTACTCATGTTCTTTTCTTATAAATAGATTTAAAGTACCTTTGTGCGGATTAATCCTACTTCATTATATTTTTCATATAATTTATAGAATTCTACTTTAAGCTTATTTACTACTTTAGTTAAATGAGGAGTTTCGCAATCTGTCATTTCCCTAATATATATGTAAAGAGCTTTCTTTTTAAATATATCTAAGTCTTGTCTTGTCTTAAATATAGTAAGAATTGCGTCTGCTATGTTCTTTTCGCTATCCTTTACAAATAATTCATCTAACTCTTCATACATCTGATCTACATACATATCCAAGAAGAAGCCTAAAGAGATAGCATTTTCATCATCTACTCTGTAGTCGGTATCATAACCGTCTTCCATTTCGTTGAAAGTACCTATCTTCTTAAGCTTCTTGTAGTTTTTATTATTGTAGTTAATTAACCAACGTTTAACAATAGTTCCGAAGTAGGAATAAGCCTTAGCTCCGTTGTTCTTATCAAACTTATCAATCTTCTCTTCTAATAACATAGAAACAACCTCATGTTTGAGGTCTTCTATTCTATCAACATCTGTATAATAGAATTTAAAAGTATGTATTATATTCTCAGCTAGTTTATAGAAAGGGTAATATATATGTTCTGTAAAGATACCATTCCTATATTGCTGGTTTGTTGATTCGTTGTACTTATTAATGTATTCTTCTGTTTCTGAAGTAAAGTAATTAGCTTTTGCTTTCTTTCTTGCCATAATTTTGTGGGAGCATATATCGATCTAGTTCGTCTTGCACCTTTTTTAGTTGTGTAAAAAAATAACCGACCTCATCATCTGACTTGAAAACCCCACGTTTGTCAAGATCATTAAGGTGCTTTTGTGAATCCCCTATTAAATTTGATATATTCTGTAGATATGTTGTTTGATCAACGGTAACATCTTCATATTTCTCTACCTTACTTAACAAGTTAAAGACAATATACGATAATATTCCGGAAAAAACAACTAATATAGTAATTATTACGTAAAGAGTAGTAGGATGTATGTTCATATTATATATTTTTTAATAAATTAGTTAATCCTGCAGATGATTTTACTGGCCTTCCTGTAGAAGCTTTAGTTTTTTTGACTGATGGTTTAGAACTTCCTCCGTTTCTCTTCCACATATCGTATTCTACCTTAGAAGCTAAGAAGTCTGCTGTATGTAGTACTGAGATTAGTGATGTCTTTTGTCTAGATGATTCAACATTACTGAAAAAGTAAGCTTCATTTGCTTTATCAAACACTCCATCGTGACATCTTATACCTAAAAACTCTTTTTGATCTACTTTAATACCAAACTTTTGTAAAATAAATAAAGATCTATCTGGAATTAACATAAATTGAAGATCTGGATTATAAGTATACATTTCTGAAAGCTTATCTTGTCTCCATTTATCAGTCTGAGGTATATAGTTTGGTTGATCTCCATCTCCTATCTTACCTAAATCATGGAAGAGGGCGGCAAATACTAATTGTTCTTCAGTATAATCTAAAGTACCTCCCATTTTTTCATATAATCTAGACTGTTCTACAGCATATTGTACTACTCTATTAACATGATCTACATATCCACCGGCAAAAGCATTGTGATACCAAGTTTTACCACTAGCAGGTGCCATAACATAGGTATCTTCCATATGTTTTAACATTTCCTTACAAGCAATAGCACGTCCACCTAAGTAGGTATCAATGATTTTTAAGTGTTTTTCGTAGTTTTTACCAATTTGTTCCGCATTTAACATAGATAACCTTTTTAAATTATTATTATTATTTATTTTATTATTATATTATTCAATATTATATTTATTTAAATATATTTTTATTATATCTTATTAATTATATTATATAACATATATAGAAGATATTAAATCTAAGGCAGAAAGGCAACTATTTTAGTGAAAAAAGTGCTTTTTATTTAAATTTACCCATTTAGCCTGGGATCTATAGGTGGTAAAGTATACTTTTACGTCGGCAAGTGACCTATATTGAGTAAAAAATACCTTTTTATCACTTTGACTCACATACTTAGTGTAAAACCATATACCTTTATTGCCTTTTGCTTGACTTCTATAGTTAGTTTTATATACAATTACATCTGCTTGTGATCTATACTCCGTTTCAAACAACAACACCTCAGCTTGGGATTTATAATTAACAACAGATATTTGTTGGGCGGATAGGTAGAAGGGGGTGAGGGTGAGGAATATACCGTAGGCCGCCGCGCGAAACGCGCGCAAGTTGCCGCGAAGATTTATATCTAACATGTTCCGAACTGTTTGGCTACCCATCCGTACTTTTCTATGTGATCTTCATAGAATTCATCATCCCCATACATGAAATAGGCATCGGCTTGATCTAACCATCTAGCAGCAGTCTTCTTATCAGGTGCTCCTACAGACATAACGTCTTTAAGGGCCTTCTGTTCGAAAGCTTTCTCTTCCTCTATCTGTCTGGTATTCTCCTCAGATAGATCATTAACGAAATCAGTTAACTCCTGGAAAGACCAATTGTGGAAGTTATACCCTCTAGGTCTCATGCCATATACGTCTTTGTATAGATCTGAAACCCACATAAGAGTATCATCGAATTGACTTTGATTAGAAATTGAAAATGTGTTTGAATTTGCCATAACCTTTATCTTTTTATCTTATACCTTAAGATACGAAAAATAACTATGTGAGGCAACTAATTAAGTGACTATTTTATTAATTTTTTTACCTCTTCTAATACTAATACTTGTATGTACTTAACTAAGACTCCACACTTCTCATACTCTTCTTTAAATTCAAAGTAATCTAATAAGGTTTGTAATCCTGTTTGAGCATTGTTTCTTTCATAGCTATCACCAATGGCGTATATATCTTCTATAGAATCTATGTTAATTCTTAGTAAATAACCGTATAGCTTGGTATAATACTTAAGTTTAATAGTAGGTTCTACTCTTATAAACTCCTTTGGGTAGTTCCTTATGTATAGAGCACACATTAATTCATAGTTCTCAAGGCCTCTGGTAACCATATTCATTAGTACAAAAGGATTATTTAGAACATCTTCTTGGTTATGCTCTTTATATACCTCTTCATCTCCTTGTTCGAAGATAGAAAATAATGTATGTGGGTCTAGTTTATTCATTATCCTTTGTTATAAATAGGATAAATACAATATACGAAGAAAAAACCCTATATACAAAAAAATTTGCTAAAAAATTTTCTCGGTATTCGTTGGAAACCCCACTAAAAGTTCTTATCTTAATGTATATAAACGATCTGAGAGTATGTCACAAATAGAAGACTTAGTATATAGTGCCCATGAACATGGCAGAAGAACACAATTATTAGATGAAGTAGCTGAGGTACGCAAGAAAAACCCTAGAATGGACCTTACAGAGGTATATAATATAGCATATAGCTCAGTAATGAACACATAGATAGATGAAAAACAGTATAATAAAACGTATTACATGGTTACTACTAGGTATT